AACGCAATAGTTTAACCATTAAACTAATAGGACGGAATCCGCCAACACAAACGGTTATCGGGATATGAACCGAGCCTCAGAATCACCTTAGCATGATTCGGGCATTGGAGTCAATAGGCCCAAAAACCCCCCAAAAATGCCCCCAGAATTGCGAAAGTGTTCTGGCGTGGTCTAGGTCGAAAAAGTGATTCCCCGCAGTCTGGACGTGTCAATCCCTAAAACGACACAAAAACGGACAAAAACGACTCCGCTTGTTAGCGTATATATATTATACGGAGTCACGACAAAATTATTTGTTTGACTCCCATTGCGAATCAAGGCAAGGTGGAATCATCGAAACACAAACCACGGAGTCAAAAATGTTTAGATACGTCACAATACGCTGGAATGATCCTAAATCAATCAAGGCCGCAGAAAAACGTAAGGCAATGTTAGAGTCGGAAGGATGGACTCTTATTCATACGTCAACAGGCGAAAATGATGCATTGCTTTCATATTCTGACAATCCAAAACTAGTTGACGCAGTAAACGAATCAGCGTAAAGTCAACTTATCAACAATGAACAAACGACAAAGGAGTCACAAAATGTTCAATTCAATCATCAAAACCGCCCCTCTTAATGACGGAACACAAGGTTTTCGTTTTGTTGTACTAGGTACAATTTCAGGTTTTTACCGCAAACGCTCAACTAAAAACCGCTACGAATTGACAAAGGGAGTCGCAACAGTTGGGGCGCATTTTGGCAAGCGGTCAATCGCTTGTAATTATCGCCAGTCGTTGCGCAAGTTTTATCGCTTGTGTGGCGCATAAGTTTTCTTAGTTATGGGGCTTGCGAATCGTTTGCCCCATTGATAAGGTAACTTATAAACAAACAAACGGAGTCAAACCTATGAAAAACTTTATGATCCAAACCGCCGCCTTTTTAATTTGGTGCTTTACGCTAGTTGTCGTATGTTTTGCGCCATTTATATTTGATACCGCAGAGGCCATCGCCGCCATGTTGTGCGCTACTGTTGCCGCTTTCGGTATTATGACAGTTATTTTTTGGGAGTCAATGTAATGAACCAAGTTGAACGCAACCAGATCAAGCTGACCTATAAAGGCAAATCAATCTCAATTGTCCAACACTGGTATGAGGGTGAGTCCGTGGTGCAAGAGTGCGCCAATATTGATAACTTTGACCAGATATACGGATTCGGTCATGATCTGGACTCGTTAATTCAATCCCTTGAACTATTGCGCAGTGCAATCAATACGGAGTCAGAATAATGCCTAGTTTTGTAATTTATGAGGGACCAAGCCTCATTGACGGAAAGCCCATTGTGGCAATCGCACAAGTTGACTCTGGTAATCGTAAAACAGGCAATATGGTCCAAACGTGGATTCTGCGTTCAGACATTGATCCTATTACCGCAAGCCGTACTGGCGCAGACTCATCAATTTGTGGCGATTGTCCACACAAGGGAAAGCCCAATAATAACGCCAAGGGATGGGCAACTGATAGAACTTGTTATGTTAATCTTTTGTTTGCACCAAACGGAGTCTATAAGGCATACAAGCGGGGCATTTATAGCACCATGCAGGGCCACGACAACATCAGAGCGATTGGCCTATTGCGTGGCGTTCGTTTGGGATCATATGGCGATCCTATGGCGGTTCCGTCCTATGTTTGGGAGTCCCTATGTTCTGGTGCTGAATACGTTACCGCCTATACTCATCAGAACAACACAATGCCCAATCTAGTTATGACAAGCGCAGACTCCCACGCACAAGCGGAGTCAGCATGGGAACAAGGCCAACGGACATTCCGTGTCGTTGCCTCATTGGACGCTATAGACAAGGCCAACGAAGTCTTATGTCCTGCCAGTAAAGAGGCGGGAGAAAGAGTCCAGTGTGCGCAATGCAAGTTGTGCGGCGGTAACTCTAAGGCCGCTAAGAGTGTCGCCATTGTGGCGCATGGTACATCAAAGAACAAAGCAAAGAAAGTTGTTAGCATGGCATAATTTTCAACAGTTGACTCCCGTGAACTTGGGCGGGCTTCGGTCCGTCCCTTTTTCCCTTGTTCTCAATAGGATATCGCATGAATAAACATATGTTATAACATAACACTGCATAGGTTAGGTCTGGCAAATAGGTAGCGCCGAATCGGTCCGAGCGCAAGAAAAACTTTTGTCAACCCCTAGAATCCTCTTGACAGACCCTTGGGACCCTCCAGAATCTCACGGGTGATTCGGGCAGGGCAGCGCAACCACCTACATCTGCAAACTAAAAAATTTCAAAGGTGTTGCACAAAAGACACACTAGGTATACCAACGTATTAACTCGACCCCAAAAAAGAATCTAATGGATACAACAGGTTATAAAAAAGTTTACGACTGTTACTTGTATACAACAAAAAAAAGTTCTATAGATCAGTATAGAGGTACTATACTATAGTATAGACGTAAGTTAAAACTACCCACATATTACACATATAGATTACAACTAAAGTTCTACTATAGTACCTCTATACAGCTTTCCCAATTCAATTTAGGTGTCGTGGTTAAATGGACAAACTAAAGTATAGCGAGACAATCGCAAAAGCTGTCCGACAGGGCATTAGGAATGGTGTCGCTGTTAAGGACATTATGGCTTCTATCCAGAAGTATCAACAAGCACCCTCTAGTTCTGCTACATTTTATAAGTTGTACGGTGATGACATTGCTCAAGAACGTGCAGAGATTGTAGGCTTAATTGGTTCTGTCGTGATCCAACAGGCAATGGACGGTGACTTTAAGGCTGCTGAGTTTTACTTACGCAGTAAAGGTGGATGGTCACCTACACAAACAAACATTGAGGTTGAAGGCTCTGGTGATGCTGATGAGGACACAGGGGCTATTGACAGCCTAATGTCACTCTTAGGTAAAACAAATGAGTCTCCCGATAACAGCTAACGATCTTAGAGCATTACCCGATGCAGAAGTAGCAGACATACTGCGAAAGCTAGGGCCTAAACAGGCCGAAGAACTACGGTATAACTGGGAGTTCTGGGCTAGACCTGAGCAACTAGAACCAGAAGGTGACTGGAATGCTTGGTTAGCCCTAGCTGGTCGTGGTTGGGGTAAGACTAGGGCTGGTGCTGAATGGGTAAGACATAGGATCAAAAAAGGTGATAAAATTGTTCATTGTGTCGCCCCCACCAAAGGTGACGTTAGGCGAGTTATGGTGGAAGGAGATAGCGGTCTCCTCAACGTCTGCTGGTCAGGAGACAAGACTTACCGTGGAAAACATATTGGTTTCCCTGTTTGGTCTCCCACGAACAATACTCTGACATGGGAAAACGGTGCTAAAGCCGTATTTTTCTCAGCAGAGGACCCAGAACGTCTACGTGGTCCACAGGCTTACTCAGCTTGGACGGACGAGTTGTGTGCTTGGCGTAATGCCCAAGAAACTTGGGATATGATGATGTTTGGCCTACGTTTGGGTCGAAAGCCACAAGTTTTTATCACAACTACACCAAAAACTACAAAATTACTACGAAATATTATATCTGACCCCAAAACTACAATTTCTAAGGGTTCTACGTTTGATAACGCAGCAAACTTAGCTGGTACGTTCTTGGATGCAGTCAGAAAGACCTACGAAGGTACACGCCTTGGTAGACAAGAATTATATGCAGAGATTCTGGATGAGGCATCAGGTGCCTTATGGAACCGTGAGTTACTCTTCAAGTGTGAGATAGACAAAGAGGATATACCACCTCTATCACGTATTGTCGTGGCAGTTGACCCTGCTATTACAAACAAGACAGACAGTGATATGACTGGTATTATTGTTGCTGGCATAGACCAAGATGGTATTGCCTATGTCCTTGAGGATCACACAGATAACTACAGCCCAAAGGAATGGGCATCTAAAGCTATCGAACTTTATCACGAACATATGGCTGACCGAATTGTTGCTGAACGCAACCAAGGTGGTGATATGGTCCGTCATACTCTGCAAACCGAAGATGAAAACGTCCCTATTAAGTTAGTACATGCTAGTCGTGGTAAGATGGCTAGGGCAGAACCTGTGTCAGCCTTATACGAGCAAGGTAAAGTAAAGCATGTCAAGGGACTTAACGAATTAGAAGATCAAATGGTCCAGTGGGAACCTTTAGGGTCCATAGGCTCACCAGACCGTCTTGATGCTATGGTATGGGCTTTAACGGACCTCTCACTGAATGGATATGCAAAACCACAGTTAATACTAGCATACTCCAATGCCAAAGGTTTAAGATAAGATGGTAAAGAAACTCTCACCTACGGAAGCCACCCAAGTTCTGGGTGTCGCTGGC